TTAACTTACTGATTTTAATAAGCCTCTGGTGTCACTTTGGTGACTATGGGGCATCATTGGGACATAATCTGTCAGCTTCTGATTCAGCATTGCGATCTGTTCTGCATTGCTGTCAGTCATCCATGCTCCGTATACATTGAATACCATCTGGGCACTTGCATGGCCCATCTGGCTGGCAATGAAGCTTGGGTTTGCTCCGGCAGATAATGACCAGCACGCATAAGTGTGTCGTGACTGGTATGCCTTTCGATGCCTGATCCCTGCACGCTTAATGGCTGTTTCCCATGAGTCACCTACAGAATCGACTTTGTAGACAAAACCTACCTGTTCGCTTTTTCTAACCACTTGAGGGTTAAACACGAAAGTACATTCATGGTTCACTGAACGTCCATATTCACGTAGTTGCACCTTGATGTTGTACTGCTTACCCAGTCTTGTCATTTCAGCCTGATTTTTCAGGACACTGATAGCGGGCTGGATAAGGTGCACAACCCTGTTTGTGCTTGCTTCAGTTTTCGGTAGAGTGAACTCACCAAGTTTCGTATAATTGCGCCTGATGGTAATTGTTCCTGCCTTCAGATCGATATCTTCCCAGGCCAGGGAGACCAGTTCACCGTGACGCATTCCTGTGTACACAGCCAATGACCACAGGTTTTTCGTCTGCTGATGTCGGCAAGCATCTATCAGGCGAATAAATTCGTCACGAGTTAGCGGATCTGGCTCTGCCCTGGCTCTTTTAAGAGGCTTAATTCCCTGGAAGGGATTTGCTTCTAAGTAACCGTGATCTGCAGCAAACTGAAACATTCCAGCGATTGTCGTCATGTAATAATTTACAGTAACGACGCTCCGTCCTTTTGCTGCTGCTTTGTTTTTCGTTGAATTCTGATACCCGGTAAGCAAATCTTTCCTGATATACAGCAATTCCTCTTTGGTTACCGATGACACCAGTCTACTGCCTCCAATTTTCGGAACCATCGTTCTTGCAACGGATTCATAGCGATTGAATGCATTTGCAGAGATTTCCATTCGTTTCAGATCCAGCCACTTTTCTTCAAGTTCCTTCACCGTAATTTCTTTTTTACTTACCCCAAAAGCCTGAAGGTTGGGGGAGTCAGGGAACTGTGCAGCATAATCAAAGCTTCCTGTGCGGATGGCAAAACATACTGATGTCCGCAGTTCCCCGGCGATCTTCCTGTTCTTGGCAGTGTCAGGGACACCAAGATTTTCCCTGACACGTTTACCTTTAAAATTAAACCAGATGCGTAATGTGCCGCCGTGGTTTTCGACGCCTGTTGGATATTTGACTTTATCCATCGATACCTCCAGACGCCCAAGAGCGATACGAGCTTACATATTTCATGATATTAAATCACCTGGGTTGTTTGTTTTTCATTGAGGCGACCCAGGCATCTATTGCTTTTCTGTTATACATACATTCACTGGAAGGCTTTGGATTACCGTCTGGTGATACGTGAATATACTCTCTTCCAACCATCCAGCATTCTTTCCGGGCCCGAAGAATTGTGCCTGGTTTGAGCCCGGTAATTGCGATAAGAACGCTTTCACAAACCCATTCATTGGGAGCCAGTTGAATCACATTGCCCATGTATTACCTCACACAACACTCAGCCCACGGCAGTGGCAACACACTTCAAACATTCGCTTCACAACTTCACGACAGTAGAAGCCGTCAACATCTCGCGTCAGGTCATAGCGATTGCCGTAACGCTGGTGGACCCATCGTTCAAATGCTTTATTCATTCTTTACTTCCTTTTTATGGCTCGTAATTTTTTCAGGTGCTTTTCCTGCTCAGTGTCCGCGAGAATTTTGCGGTACTCCTGGTGGTCAATATGTTCGAACAGGCAGTTTAACTCACCAATGCGTACCCGCCCGGATCGTCCGTCCATCCGTCGAAAGAACACTGAGTGCTCAGTGATGCGAGTAATCACCACGGGGTATCCGGCTCTGTCCGTGTATATCTGACCGCGTTGAATCAAAGCGAACATGTGGTTATCCCCATCGACAAATCGAGAACACAACAAACGCTGCTGCGAATACCACCCCCAGAGTTACGATTGCATCAGGCCAGCTCATTGATTCACCTCCTGCCTGTCGTCCGGCATTCGCTCACTACAGCTTATCCAACCATCCGGAGTTACCGGAGAGTTGCCATTTACCAAGTCAGCTCGAACATATAGCGTGTCATCATGGTGCTGATTGTGGCTGCACCACGTTAATTCGCTTAACTCGCCATCTTCTGGCCATACTCCAGCTGTTTGCAGCCAGATATGGGCTGGCGCATCTTGGCAAGGTGTATTAACTGGCAACTTGTAAGTTTGGCTTACAGGTTGGCTACCCTGAAGCATGGCAGCGTGGCAGGCATCCTCTACGCCCTTAACTGCATCTGCGCAGTAGTTATAGCGATTGCATTCCACTAACTTCTGCTTGAGATTTTCAATTGCTTGCGCGACATCAGCCTGTATTGGCGGAACGGCTGTCTGCTGCTCTCGAACGTCATTAGTCGCTATCGGTTCTGCTGCCAACTGACTGGCATATTTGTTAATGGTAACGATAAGCTCTTGCTCGGCCTCATCCAGACAATCACCGATACCTCGCCTGTCACCGTCAAAATCATCGAAATCGGCACGAATCTTGGCAACCTCCTGGATTGCGGACAACACTTCACCAGGAATAAGCCGAGAGTTGCCCGATAGTGCATTCTGCTCCAGTGATGCTTTTACAAACCACGCTGCCTGAACTATAACGCCATGAATCCAGCGCAAATCAGCATCGCGATCTTTCTTTTTCATCTTTTCGCCACTTAAGGCCTTGCTTATGTGGCTGCGTACCAGGTCTTCATGTAATTCCTTCGCCTCCTCAATGGTGAAACCACCAGGCAGAAGAGCCGGAGTTACCGGAGAGCTGGTTGACGCTTCCGGGATTTCCCGAAAATTATTGGTTGACGAATTCTTGCTTTCCCGAAAGTTTCCGGACTGAAGCATGGCGGTGCGGCAGGCGTTCCATATTTCGGCAGCAATATCGCGCTCGCTATCGGTTAATTTGTACGTGGAAACATAGCCAGAGAGCATTTCTACGTTTTCCGGAGTTGCTTCTTCCGGCACTACCGGCGCTGGCGGGGCGGCAAATAGATATCCGCCAAAGTCAGGAAGCTCTCCAATGGCCTGTACGAACTTTTGTTTGCCTACGTCAACTCCTAATGGGTAATGAGCTATAATCTTTGCCACCGGCTCTGCTGCCAGTGATGCCAGCGCAATCCGTGCCAGCTCTTCCGCTTCTTCTGCTGGAAGCACAACGTTGCTACCCGGTCCGTATGTTTCGCGCCACTGCTTGATTGTCAGCAGTCGCCCTTTGGTAATAGTGATCATGCCGCGTTTCCTTCTTTCTTATTAACAATCACACCGTCATATATTTCATTAAGGTGCCCTCTCAACTCCATGCGCCTTAATGCAGATAACATGTAATCGCATTCAACCTGCTTATTCCCGGTAAATGGCTTATCGTCAGGATTACCCCAACAGCAATTACCCCTGGGCCATCCATGTACTTTCCGTACTCTTCCGTTAACAACGTGAAGTAATCCCCAGCCGGGAGGTAAATCCTCAACTGAAATAATTTCCGGCTCACTAATAAAGAATCGCCAGTCGCCCATGCCAAGTGAGGGATTTTTACGGAAACGCTTTTTTCTATCTGCCAACAAGTCAGCACGAGAACACTTCGCCTCTATCAGGCATGATGCTGAATTTCTGAATCCCATAGCATCTGGCTGTTCTCCGGTACTGGTTACAGCAACAAAGCGGTCATGAAAGCAAACCTTGAACCCGTTGCGCTTAAGGAACTTGTACGCAATCTGACAGAGTTCGTGGTGTGTTAACGCCATATCACTCTCCTTTGATGCGAATGCCAGCGGCGCGGGAATCATTCCATCGCTTTACTTCTTCACGAATTACGTCAATGCATTCTTTCGAATCCATTAGGTAATCTTCATCAAAAAGACGTTCCTGTTCGTTTTCTATCGCAACAATGATTGCTTCAACTAACTTTTGTTCCTGAGAATCACTTTCTAACTCTGCTATGCGCTTACTCCCATCCGAGATAACACCTTCGTAATATTCACGCTGTTCGTTGAGTTTTGATTTTGTCTCCTCAAGCTCAACGCGCAGCTTCCCTACCGTTAGCGCAATATCCTCGTTCTCCTGGTCGCGGCGTTTGATGTATTGCTGGTTTCTTTCCCGTTCATCCAGCAGTGCCAGCACAACCTGAGGTGTGACTTTCATACGAAATGCCAGCAATTTTTGAGGCGTTGCTACTGTTTCAATTGCTACTGCCGCCTCACGCAGTGCCTGAGAGTTAATTTCGCTCACTTCGAACCTCTCTGTTTACTGATAAGTTCCAGATCCTCCTGGCAACTTGCACAAGTCCGACAACCCTGAACGGCCAAGCGTCTTCGTTCATCTATCGGATCGCCACACTCACAACAATGAGTGGCAGATATAGCCTGGTGGTTCAGGCGGCGCATTTTTATTGCTGTGTTGCGCTGTAATTCTTCAATTTCTGATGCTGAATCAATGATGTCTGCCATCTTTCATTAATCCCTGAATTGTTGGTTAATACGCTTGAGGGTGAATGCGAATAATAAAAAAGGAGCCTGTAGCTCCCTGATGATTTTGCTTTTCATGTTCATCGCTCCTTAAAGACGCCGTTTAACATGCCGATCGCCAGGCTTAAATGAGTCGGTGTGAATCCCATCAGCGTTACCGTTTCGCGGTGCTTCTTCAGTACGCTACGGCAAATGTCATCGACGTTTTTATCCGGAAACTGCTGTCTGGCTTTTTTGATTTCAGAATTAGCCTGACGGGCAATGCTGCGAAGGGCGTTTTCCTGCTGAGGTGTCATTGAACAAGTCCCATGTCGGCAAGCATAAGCACACAGAATATGAAGCCCGCTGCCAGAAAAATGCATTCAGTGGTTGTCATACCTGGTCTCTCTCATCTGCTTCTGCTTTCGCCACCATCATTTCCAGCTTTTGTGAAAGGGATGCGGCTAACGTATGAAATACTTCGTCTGTTTCTACTGGTATTGGCACAAACCTGACTCCAATTTGAGCGAGGCTATGTGCCATCTCGATACTCGTTCTTAACTCAACGGGAGATGCTTTGTGCATACAGCTCCCCGTTTATTATTTATCTCCTCAGCCAGCCGCTGTGCTTTCAGGGGATTTCGGATAACAGAAAGGCCGGGAAATACCCAGCCTCGCTTTGTAACGGAGTAGACGAAAGTGATCGCGCCTACCCGGATATTATCGTGAGGATGCTTCATCGCCATTGCTCCCCAAATACAAAACCAATTTCAGCCAGTGCCTCGTCCATTTTTTCGATGAACTCCGGCACCATCTCGTCAAAACTCGCCATGTAATTTTCATCCCGCTCAACCACGACATAATGCAGGCCTTCACGCTTCATTCGTGGGTCATAGTTGGCAAAGTACCAGGCATCTTTTCGCGTCACCCACATGCTGTACTGCACCTGGGCCATGTAAGCTGACTTTATGGCCTCGAAACCACCGAGCCGGAATTTCATGAAATCCCGGGAGGTAAACGGGCATTTCAGTTCAAGGCCGTTGCCGTCACTGCATAAACCATCGGGAGAGCAGGCGGTGCGCATACTTTCGTCGCGATAGATGATCGGGGATTCAGTAACATTCACGCCGGAAGTAAACTCAAACAGGGCTCTGGCGTCGTTCTCGTACTGTTTTCCCCAGGCCAGCGCCTTAGCATTAACTTCCGGAGCCACACCGGTGCAAACCTCAGCCAGCAGGGTGTGGAAGTAGGACATTTTCATGTCAGGCCACTTCTTTCCTGAGCGGGGCTTTGCTATCACGTTGTGAACTTCTGAAGCGGTGATGACGCCGAGCAGTAATTTGTGCCATGCATCATCCCCCTGTTCGACAGCTCTCACGTCGATCCCGGTACGCTGCAGGATAATGTCCGGTGTCATGCTGCCACCTTCTGCTCAGTGGCTTTCTGTTTCAGGAATCCAAGAGCTTTCACTGCTTCGGCCTGTGTCAGTTCTGACGATGCGCGAATGTCGCGGCGAAATATCTGGGAACAGAGCGGCAATAAGTCGTCATCCCATGTTTTATCCAGGGCGATCAGCAGAGTGTTAATCTCCTGCATGGTTTCATCGTTAACCGGAGTGATGTCGCGTTCCGGCTGACGTTCTGCAGTGTATGCAGTATTTTCGACAATGCGCTCGGCTTCATCCTTGTCATAGATACCAGCAAATCCGAAGGCCAGACGGGCACACTGAATCATGGCTTTATGCCGTAACATCCGTTTGGGATGCGACTGCCACGGTCCGGTGATTTCTCTGCCTTCGCGGGTTTTGAATGGTTCGCGGCGGCATTCATCCATCCACTCGGTAACGCAGATCGGATGATTACGGTCCTTGCGGTAAATCCGGCATGTACATGATTCATTGTCCTGCTCAAAGTCCATGCCATCAAACTGCTGGTTTTCATTGATGATACGGGACCAGCCATCAACGCCCACCACCGGAACGATGCCGTTCTGCTTGTCAGGGAAGGCGTAAATTTCTTTCGTCCACGGATTAAGGCCGTACTGGTTGGCGACGATCAACAATGCGATGAACTGCGCATCGCTGGCATCACCTTTAAATGCCGTCTGGCGAAGAGTGGTGATCAGTTCCTGTGGGTCGACAGAATCCATGCCGACACGTTCAGCCAGCTTCCCAGCCAGCGTTGCGAGTGCTGTACTCATCCGTTTTATACCTCTGAATCAATATCAACCTGGTGGTGAGCAATGGTTTCAACCATGTACCGGATGTGTTCTGCCATGCGCTCCTGAAACTCAACATCGTCATCAAACGCACGGGTAATGGCTTTTTTGCTGGCCCCGTGGCGTTGCAAATGATCGATGCATAGCGATTCAAACAGGTGCTAGGGCAGGCTTTTTTCCATGTCGTCTGCCAGTTCTGCCTCTTTCTCTTCACGGGCGAGCTGCTGGTAGTGACGCGTCCAGCTCTGAGCCTCAAGACGATCCTGAATGTAATAAGCGTTCATGGCTGAACTCCTGAAATAGCTGTGAAAATATCGCCCGCGAAATGCCGGGCTGATTAGGAAAACAGGAAAGGGGGTTAGTGAATGCTTTTGCTTGATCTCAGTTTCAGTATTAATATCCATTTTTTATAAGCGTCGACGGCCTCACGAAACATCTTTTCATCGCCAATAAAAGTGGCGATAGTGAATTTAGTCTGGATAGCCATAAGTGTTTGATCCATTTTTTGGGACTCCTGGCTGATTAAGTATGTCGATAAGGCGTTTCCATCCGTCACGTAATTTACGGGTGATTCGTTCAAGTAAAGATTCGGAAGGGCAGCCAGCAACAGGCCACCCTGCAATGGCATATTGCATGGTGTGCTCCTTATTTATACATAACGAAAAACGCCTCGAGTGAAGCGTTATTGGTATGCGGTAACGCCGCGCTCAGGCGGCTTTGATAGTCATATCATCTGAATCAAATATTCCTGATGTATCGATATCGGTAATTCTTATTCCTTCGCTACCATCCATTGGAGGCCATCCTTCCTGACCGTTTCCATCATTCCAGTCGAACTCACACACAACACCATATGCATTTAAGTCGCTTGAAATTGCTATAAGCAGAGCATGTTGCGCCAGCATGATTAATACAGCATTTAATACAGAGCCGTGTTTATTGAGTCGGTATTCAGAGTCTGACCAGAAATTATTAATCTGGTAAAGTTTTTCCTCTGTCATTACGTCATGGTCGATTTCAATTTCTATTGATGCTTTCCAGTCGTAATCAATGATGTATTTTTTGATGTTTGACATCTATTCATATCCTCACAGATAAAAAATCGCCCTCATACTGGAGGGCAAAGAAGATTTCCAATAATCAGAACAAGTCGACTCCTGTTTAGTTACGAGCGACATTGCTCCGTGTATTCACTCGTTGGAATGAATACACAGTGCTTATTCGTACTAATAAAACACCCAGTTTTCTGTTTCTTGGTTGTGTCCAAAGTTATATTCAATATCTGGTGTTGATGTATCAATATTCTTCATCCCATCAACAAGAGTTGATGCAACAGCCAAATCTTGTTTGATTCTCATTAAATGGTATTTCTTCCGGCGCAATAAACTTTCAATGGCAAGTTTCTTCGTTGGGAATGCAAAAGATCTTTCTGCATTTTTTGCTACTTTCTTAATTGCATATCTATTTCTCTTTTGTTTCCATTCCTGTAACCACTGATTTGGTGCTGGTTTAAAATTAACAATCCAATGCGCAGGAACCAACCATGCATAATGCTCTGTCTGATGAAAAGCTATATATTGAAGTGCGAATATTTTGATTCCATCTTCTTCAACTGTCGCCTGGAATCTCCAGAAAACAGGCATTCCATCATGTTCAGTTTCTGATTCAGGAAAAGGTACGCTCCATGATTTTGTCATATCTCACCTCAAATAATTCAGTGCAGTGTTTATTCTGTTGCTTATTCCAAAGCAAATTTAACCAGCAACAAACTCTTCTGGTAATTTATCAACCACTTGATGGCTTATTATCAGCCATTTGCCATCCTTCGTTCCGTATGCATATTTCTGGTCTTTTATCATCATGTGTTCAGCTACTGCCTTAACTGCCTGTTCGGTTACATCTTCTTTCTTTCCCACCCACATTCCTTTTTCAGTGTTTAATGTTCCTTGAAAAATACGACCACTTAATGGGCTTGCGCCCATAGTTTTGATTTTCATATGTCTCCTTAAAAATAAAGGCCGATTATGCGGCCTGAAATTAATTAACCAATGATGCTGCATATTCGATAAGGTAAAGCTTTGGGGCCAGCCAAATTTTTAACCAAGTCATATTGGTTACTGCACCAATAATAAAATCCCCCCACAGAGTCAAAACTCCAACCAATGGCACGATAAGAAGATTAATATCACCTTTGCTATCCCAAACCATTGTCGGCCTGTATTTGGGATTTCCTTTCTCCCATGAATATCCTTCATCACCGATTTCACCTGTCTCAACTCTTTGGCACTGCTTCTTCATAAACCAGAAAACCAGTGGGATTGTTAGAATGGCTATTAATGTTTTAATCAGACTGTCAACCATATTCCATAGCAGCAACTGATGAACAACATCAGGAATCTGTGCCTGGCTAAATGAAACAGCCGCGTCTATTCCATTGCTGGCTTTTTGCAGTAGTTCTACGAGAATCTTGTTTGCTTGTTCTTCCGTATATCACCTTAAATAGTGGATTGCGGTAGTAAAGATTGTGCCTGTCTTTTAACCACATCGGGCTCGGTGGTTCCTCCACTTTCCACAGTCAAAGGAAATGGGTAGACTGTTGTTTCCACAGTCAAAAGAAGGGCTTTGTTATGACAGATATTGTTAATCCCAAAACCAACCCACACGAAGCCGCTCAACAGATTATTGTTGAGCTTATCAGAGCCGGTAATCTTGCCCCTGGCATTGACGGAAAGCCAAGCACAGTTGTTTATGAAAAAATTCTTGATGAGATTATCAGAATAAACAGTAAGTAATTAAGAGAACAAAATTTCGAATGCCTGGCGGATGGTTGCAACATCTTCGTTCGTCAGTTTTTTTCGTTCATCTGATGACATCGATAACAATGCATTCCTCTCAATCAACGTAGCCAGCAGTTTAGATGCTATATTTTGAACGTCAGGGCTTAACTCTAAGAATTTATTTCGACTACGTTCGAGAATAAGTTGTGTCGCGGGTGTATCTTTTAACTCAGATATTTTTTTTGTCCAATACATCAAGCATTTCTTTCGTTTTCTCAATTAGTAATTGTTCAATACATGAAATATCCATAATTACCTCGCCGTCAGTTGTTTTGATTTCCGATAGCCTGCCACGTAGATGGCTACGTTTGGCAGGCAAATGCTTCCATTGCATTCGTCGGTATTTTGGTTACGAATGTTGCCGAGTGATATTGCTTTTTCAGAAAGGCTTAAACGCTTTCTCGGTTCTTTCTGAACAGGTTCATCACTGTCTGTACCGAAGATCGAATCGATGATGTTGCATATAGCATCACGCTCGATAGCCAGCTTTCTGCGCCGCTCATGACGGCGAGTTTTGGCATTTCCTGTAAATGTTGATTTCCCGTACACGATTACCGTCATGATGTTTTCCTCATGTAAAATGGCTTTGGTGGTGAGGTAGGTGGGAGACCCATTTCGACCTGTTTCGGCCTACTTCAATTCGGCAATAGTCCCGCAGGCCTCGCCGCTTTACGTGCGACATATTCCCGTCCATGAACCCTTCACCACACCGCCAAACCCATCTCGTTTGGTATCTGTTTGCGCTTTGTCAGCGCCCCATCGAAGTTAAAGAGCCCGCCAATCTGTTCCGTTTGGCTTCCAACGTCCTGCTGATGGCGATAATAATGAACCAGTAGTTCGATATTATCAAGAACTATTGGTACGAATCGTTTATGATTTATTAACTCTACGAAATATGATTTTGATATATAAGGAAATTTATTTTTGTAAATGTTGCGGATGAAGGTTATGCGGCAGGGATCAGAATTGCGTGGTTTAGCAAGTTGTATCTATTTATTTTTCAATAAATACAATTGGTTATGTGTTTTTAGATGGTGGATCGGGAGGCAAAGAAAACTGCTAGGTAGAAAACTGTGGGCACAAAAAAGCTAATGTGGAGTTGTTTGATCTTTTTAGGGGAATAAGAAAACCCGCCGAAGCGGGTGTTTTTGGTTATGCTGCCATTGGAAGCTTTGATGCTAGCATTTCTGCTTTTCTCTGCTTCATTTCAGCAATAATCTGATTGATTCGATCCGCACTTTTAAGCATATCTTTGATATGTTCAGTTCTAGACATGTTTATCCTCCGCTCTGTAAGTGTCAAAGACCCGATTTAGCACTCTTGAGTAGTTTTGATCCCTCAGAGCACAAATCAGGATTCTTTTCTCTTATGTTTTTGATTAAAATCTGTGCAAATATGATGATTTGCTTTAAGTTTAGTTCATTGATTGCATCAGCTTTTTGGTCAAGTTTCTCTAGCTCTGCATCTAATTCGTCAAGAGATGGGTTTGTTAACTCATGCAACCCTTCAATTCCAAGCTCTTCAAGACTGGTTGTAACAAATTCAATCAGACCGATTACAGCCTTTTTGACGCTATATATCTGCTTCTCCTCTGCGGAGGCCTCTGCACTTGGAACCAATGCTAAGGTTTTCAGATATTCATTCGTTTCATCTTGGGTCACTAACTATACTCCTTATATATGCTCGATCAACCCATTTTGCAACCGCATTTACTGGGATAGAGCTTTTTTTACAATAGTCTTATGTGTATATTTACAACGTTGTTTGTGGATAGGGTTATGATTTGTACCTAAAACCTGTCGCATTTTCGTCTCTATGCTATTGGTATTAATAATTTCTCAGCCACTCCCTTGCCTCGATGTCATCCAGATGGCGAGATTGCTTCAGAATACCAGCCACATACTCCACCTTTGCTACTTGATGATAAGGCAACGTTATTGGTCTGTGGTCCTGGTTGATGCTTGTAAATTGGTATTCTCCATCTCTGTCATAGCCAAGAATCTTGATCATGTTGTGTCCTTCGATGGTTCTGACAAACACCTCATCACCCGGGAATACTTTGGTGTTAGGCTCAATGAGTACATATTCTCCTGATTTTATTCTGGGCCACATGCTGTCTCCTTTCACACGAAGACCAAAGGCATCTGGATCATCGCTATAAATCTTGAGCCACCCATCGCGTTCTTCGGTCATCTCGATGGCACCATCAACACCAAGAATTGCCTCACCAACCACGCGCACTAACCCTTTTTTTAATTTGCCAACAAATGAAAGAGTATCTTCATCATTCGCTCCATTTAACGAAGTGCCGTGCTGAAGCCAAACAACATCAACGTTTAGAAATTTCGCAAGCGCATTCATTTTTTCCTGACGCGGTAAAGACTCAGCATTAAACCATTTGCTAACGCCTTTGGACGAAAGAGAAAGGGCACGGGCTATAGCCATTCCCCTACCATGTTCATCAAGACCAGCTTCTTTACAGGCTTGCGCTAGCCGCTGGGCGAATTCTTTGCGCACTTTTTCATTCTGAACCATGAGTACGATACTAAAGCACTTGCAAAAACTTTCAGTTCAATCATAATGCGTACTGAAAGTACGAAAAAGGATATTCCTATGCAAAATCTTGATGAGCCGATTAAAGGTGTCGGCATACCTGAAGTTGCGAAGGCTTGTGGAGTTAGCGAAAGGGCTGTCTATAAGTGGCTCAAAAACGGCTTCCTCCCTAAGACTGAGTTTTTTGGGAAAACGAAATACGCCTCAAAAATCGAAGAGATTTCTGGTGGCAAATATCAAGCAAGCGAAATGCTTGAAATAAGTAAAAAGAACCTTCTGGCTGCATAAGTAACACCGCTCTTTATCAATCTGCACCGCCGACAACGCGGTAACTAATTAAGCACTCATCGAAAGATGAGTATTAGTGATTATTTACCTATGGAAATAGTAAGAAATGGAAAGAACAAGTTACAGCAAACTATCACAGCGTGACGTTGATCGCGCAGAAACAGATTTACTTATCAATCTGTCAGCTATTACCCAGCGCGGTCTGGCAAAGATGATTGGCTGTCATGAATCGAAGATAAGCAGAACGGACTGGCGGTTTATTGCTTCGGTCCTGTGTGCTTTCGGAATGGCATCAGACATCAGTCCGATTAGCAGGGCTTTTAAGTATGCGCTTGATGAAATCATCAATAAAAAACGCCCGGCGGCAACCGAGCGTTCTGAACAAATCCAGATGGAATTCTGAGATCATTACTGGATCAATCCACAGGAGTCATTATGACAAATACAGCAAAAATACTCAACTTCTGCAGAGGTAACTTTGCCAAACAGGAGCGTAATGTGGCAGATCTCGATGATGGTTACGCCAGACTATCAAATATGCTGATTGAGGCTTATTCAGGCGCAGATCTGACCAAGCGACAGTTTAAAGTGCTGCTTGCCATTCTGCGTAAAACCTATGGGTGGAATAAACCAATGGACAGAATCACCGATTCTCAACTTAGCGAGATTACAAAGTTACCTGTCAAACGGTGCAATGAAGCCAAGTTAGAACTCGTCAGAATGAATATTATCAAGCAGCAAGGCGGCATGTTTGGACCAAATAAAAACATCTCAGAATGGTGCATCCCTCAAAACGAGGGAGGTTCCCCTAAAATGAGGGACATCCCTCAAAACGAGGGAAAATCCCCTAAAACGAGGGATAAAACATCCCTCAAATTAGGGGATTGCTATCCCTCAAAACAGGGGGACACAAAAGACACTATTACAAAAGAAAAAAGAAAAGATTATTCGTCCGAGAATTCTGGCGAATCCTCTGACCAGCCAGAAAACGATCTTTCTGTGGTTAAACCGGATGCTGCAATTCAGAGCGGCAGCAAGTGGGGAACAGCAGAAGACCTGACCGCCGCAGAGTGGATGTTTGACATGGTGAAGACCATCGCACCATCAGCCAGAAAACCGAATTTTGCAGGGTGGGCTAACGATATCCGCCTGATGCGTGAACGTGACGGACGTAACCACCGCGACATGTGCGTGCTGTTCCGCTGGGCATGCCAGGACAACTTCTGGTCCGGTAACGTGCTAAGTCCGGCCAAACTCCGCGACAAGTGGACCCAGCTCGAAATCAACCGTAACAAGCAACAGGCTGGCGTGACAGCTGGAAAACCAAAACTCGACCTGACAAACACTGACTGGATTTACGGGGTGGATTTATGAAAAACATCGCCGCACAGATGGTTAACTTTGACCGTGAGCAGATGCGTCGGATCGCCAACAACATGCCGGAACAGTACGACGAAAAGCCGCAGGTACAACAGGTAGCGCAGATCATCAACGGTGTGTTCAGCCAGTTACTGGCAACTTTCCCGGCGAGTCTGGCTAACCGGGACCAGAACGAACTGAATGAAATCCGCCGCCAGTGGGTTCTGGCTTTCCGGGAAAACGGGATCACCTCGATGGAACAGGTTAACGCAGGAATGCGCGTAGCCCGTCGGCAGAATCGACCATTTCTTCCATCACCCGGGCAGTTTGTTGCATGGTGCCGGGAAGAAGCATCCGTTATCGCCGGACTGCCAAACGTCAGCGAGCTGGTTGATATGGTTTACGAGTATTGCCGGAAGCGAGGCCTGTATCCGGATGCAGAGTCTTATCCGTGGAAATCGAACGCGCACTACTGGCTGGTTACCAACCTGTACCAGAACATGCGGGCCAATGCGCTGACTGACGCGGAATTACGACGCAAGGCTGCCGATGAACTGACCTGTATGACAGCGCGAATTAACCGTGGTGAGACGATACCTGAACCAGTAAAACAACTTCCTGTCATGGGCGGCAGACCTCTAAATCGTGTTCAGGCGCTGGCGAAGATCGCAGAAATTAAAGCTAAGTTCGGACTGAAAGGAGCAAGTGTATGACGGGCAAAGAGGCAATTATTCATTACCTGGGGACGCATAATAGCTTCTGTGCGCCGGACGTTGCCGCGCTAACAGGCGCAACAGTAACCAGCATAAATCAGGCTGCGGCTAAAATGGCGCGGGCAGGAATCCTGGTCATTGATGGTAAGGTCTGGCGAACGGTGTATTACCGGTTTGCTACCAGGGAAGAACGGGAAGGAAAGGTGAGCACGAACCTGATTTTTAAGGAGTGTCGCCAGAGTGCAGCGATGAAACGGGTATTGGCGGTATATGGAGTTAAAAGATGACCATCTACATCACTGAGCTAATAACAGGCCTGCTGGTAATCGCAGGCCTTTTTATTTGGGGGAGAGGGAAGTGAACGATAGCTACCGACAGTTTGAAAACTGGTGGTCAAAAGACAAAAGCCAGTTCACGGGAGACGATGAATTAAAAGAGTTTGCCTGGGTGATATGGCAGGCATCGCGCTCTGCTATTGAACTGGATATCGACTGGCCCGAATCGAATGACGACTTTTGGAAAGATGGTGAAGAAGGTGCTTATGCGATGGGTTATGAGGATGGGAGAGACAAAACGGTAATTGCAGTAATGAAAGCTATCAGATCCGCTGGAATTAAAGAGAAGAATTTCGATGAAGCAAATATACATGCTTCGCAACGAAGCAATCAGAAATAACGCCATAGACGCAATACTCTCACTTCCCATCGACGACAAGTCACCCCACGAAGTCCACCTTAAAGAACCCAAACGCAGCAAAGCGCAGAATGACCGTATGTGGCCGATGCTGAACGATGTTTCGCGTCAGGTGCTATGGCATGGTCAACGGCTGGCACCGGAAGACTGGAAAGACCTGTTCACTGCCCTGTGGCTTAAGACCAAAAAACTGGAGCAACGAAGTGTTCCTGGTATCGACGGTGGCGTTGTCATGCTTGGCGTGCGTACCAGCAAAATGCGAAAGGCCAGCATGACTGAGCTTATCGAAATCATGTTCTGGTTCGGCTCAGAGCGCAACGTGCGGTGGAGTGATGACTCCCGGCGAGAGTATGAATGGTCACAACGAAAAGGGAAGGCTGCATGACTATCAAATCAAATACACCAGCGTCAGATAGGTATCGGCTTATTGAGGATTATCTGTATTTAGACGGAGATACAGTCAGATACAAAAAGGACTCGCTAAAACACCCCAACCACAGCCACCGGGCCGGAGATGAAATTAAAACATCGATAAATGGATCTGGGTATAGACAGGTGTGTTTTGCAGGCATTCAGATGTTTGTTCACGTAGTTGTTTTTGCGCTGCACAACAAAAGAATGCCATTGAAAAATATTGACCATATTAACGGAAACAGGCTGGACAATTCCCCAAAAAATCTTAGGGAGGCAAACCGGATAGCAAACAGCCGAAATCAGAAAACTAAGTGCAATAGCCGTTCTGGAATAAAAAATGTTTTATGGAACAAGCAAAAAAATAAATGGGCCGTTCAAGTGCGCACAGATTTTGGCCGGTTGCATTTTGGGTTCTATGAAGATCTTGAGCTTGCTGGTTTGGTTGCCAGTGAGGCTATCAACAAATATCACGGACAATATGCGAGGGTTGAATGATTAAGCATAAATCAGAAACACCAAAAGAAGTTAGAGACTGCTGGCAAACGCCGCTTTGGCTTTTTGATGCACTGGATATTGAGTTTGGATTCTGGCTGGATTCAGCTGCGAGCGACAAAAACGCTCTGTGCGCTCACTGGCTAACTGAGGTCGACGACGCGCTCAATTCTGAGTGGGTAAGCCACGGTGCAATCTGGAATAACCCACCGTACAGCAATATCAGGCCGTGGGTGGAAAAAGCCGCTGAGCAGTGCATACAACAGCGACAGACGGTAGTTATGCTTGTGCCAGAGGATATGTCAGTCGGATGGTTCAGCAAGGCTCTGGAGAGTGTCGACGAAGTTCGCATTATCACTGATGGACGGATTAATTTTATCGAACCATCGACGGGGCTGGAGAAGAAGGGAAACAGCAAAGGCTCCATGCTGCTGATTTGGCGACCGTTCATCAGTCCTCGACGGATGTTTACTACCGTATCCAAAGCGGCA